GCAAAACTACTTTAAATTTTAACACAGGTTCAGATGCCTCTGACTCGATAAGAAGAGTATTAGGATTTTCTGATGCTGATGTTGAATTTACAACAACAACAAGTGCTACATCTGATTTACAAGTTGACATGGCTGATGGTCTTGATAGTTTACATTTGAAAAGTAATTTAGTAGGAGATAATATTCAATCCACTGCTGGAGCGATCAATGGAGGTGAACTTTTAATAATTCCAGTAAATTTAAGCCCTTTTAGTATTTTATATTATTCAGAAGATGCTAACCCTTTTAAACATAAATTAAGTGCCGATTCAATTAAATTAATCGAAATTAAATTTACAGATAATAATGATAATGTTGTCGATTTTAATAGCATACCCTATACTTTAATTTTAGTTGCCGATTTTAGCTTTAATCCCGATGCTGAAGTAACAACTAAAAATAAAAGTTTATTAAGTGTCGAAGATAAAATAACAAATAATATAATTAATAAAGAATTAGAAAATAAACAACTATTTAATATGCTTATGAATAAAAAAGAATAAAAATAAAATGTATTATTATATAGAGTAATGAAAATTATTGAAAAAGAATCAGGCATTGAACCGAAAGGGGCTAAATTTCATACTGCTGACCGCCCTGAAAATTTAAGTGATTTTCTGAATTATGTAAATTTAACTTTAATTATTGGTCTCCCAGCCTCAGGCAAATCATCTTTAATCAAAACGTTACTAAACGGTACAAGAGAAGATAATTTGTACAATAATGTTTTTAATAGCGTTTATTATATTTCGCCCAGTGATACAATGGATTTGAATTTACCCGATGATAAAATCATAAGTTTAGATAAAGAAGATTTAAGTGTTATTTTACAAGATATTATTGATGCTGAAAAAGATCAGGGCGAAGATGATGACCCTCACAGGGTTCTGATAATCCTAGACGACGCAATAAATTACATCAACACCAACAAAAAAGCACTTTCAGTTTTTCGAAAATTAGTCATGAACGGTAGACATATTTTAGGTCGAAATTCATCTGTAGCTCTTTGGATTGTTTCACAAAAAATTAAAAGTGTACCCCTTACAATCAGGTCTCAAGCAAATCAAGTGTTTTTCTTTGACAGTACTAAAGCAGAAAAAGAGATAATTCGTGATGAATTCACCCCACTAGATCGTAAAGAAGCAAATCAATTATTTGAATATGTTTATGATGAGCCACATAACTTTTTATTTATCAATTTACAACTTCCAAAATTTAAAAGAATGTTTAAAAAGTTTAATCAATTAATATTAAAAAACTTTAATTAGGTTGTCGATTTTTATGTGTCTATTATAATATTTGATTAATAAAATCGACACTTTTAAAAGTATAAATATAAATGTGATAAAAAATCTAAAAATAAAATATATATAATATATATATGGATCTAGAACAAGTCATAAAAAAAAGCAGACCTAATATAAATCAAAATACATTAAAAGCATATATAGGAAATATTAAAAAACTTAATAAAATAATTACAAAATCAGATGAAATTAAAAATCTTGATTTTCTAAAAGATATTAATATTGTTATGAACGCTTTAAATGAAAAGTTAACAACTACCAAAAAAAATTATTTAGTAGCTGTTTTAGTTGTTTTAATGAGTAATAAAAACAAATTTGAAAAACAAATTCAAGATTATTCAGATAAAATAAAAGATCTACAAAATCAAGTTAATGACAATTATGATAATAATGAAAAATCAGATAAACAAGATAAAAATTGGGTCGATTATCCTGAAATATTAAATTTATTAAAGAAAGTTAAAAAAGAAGTAACACCTATTTTACAAAAACCTCAAGATCAATTAACAGCAAAAGATAAAGATGCTATTCAACAATATTTAGTTTTATATTTATATTCAGGAAAAGCTTTCCCTATAACTAGAAATGATTTCGCTGAAATGAGAATTGTAAAAGAAACAGATGAATTAGATAAAAATAAAAATTATTTTGTAATCAAAAAATCAGGTACACCGTATTTTAAATTAAATGAATTTAAAACAGCGAAATTTAAAGGAGATATTGAAATTCCAATAAAAGACATGGAATTACGCAGATTGATCAATAAATGGACTAAAATAAATGGCACTGGATTTTTGCTTGTTAATATTTCAACTAATACACCAATGACCCCAAATGGAATATCTAAATATTTACAAAAAATATTTAAAAAACATTTAAATAAAAATATTTCCACATCATTAATTCGCTCTATTTATACTACTCATAAATATAAAGGAAATATGAGTATTAAAGAAAAAAAACAATTAGCAACTGAAATGATGAATTCAAAAGGAACTGCGGAAACAGTTTACAATAAAATAGATTAAAATATTATATATATATAAGTATTATGAATAGTTTAGACAATGTGAAAAATGTTATCGCACCGATCAGATTTGTGCCATTTACAAATAATAAGGGAAAAATTATGGAAGGAATAAAAAGAAATAATAATAAAGTTTTTAAAAATTTAAAAAGAAATGTAATTTTAAAAATTAATTCTAACGTTAAAATATAAGATGGGATTATTTTCAGCTATCGGCAAAATGGCAAAAGCAGTTGCTCCTAAAATTATTAAGGGGTTGAAAGGAGCAAAAAATATCGGTGGAAAAATTGTTAAAGGCATCAGCAGAGGAGCAGGTAAGATCATTAAGGGTATCAAACGTGGAATAATGAATGCTCTAGGTAAATTAAATATTAAGGTAACAGGACAAACCAAAGGTGCTACAGGAGTTGAACAAGTAATAAAAAGAGGAGGTCAAGCTCCAGTTAAATTATCCACGAAACTACAAAAACAAGGCAAATTTAAAATGGGTGGTAAACCAAATGTAGGCGGAAAAAAAGGTAAACGGAGATTATCGTCTGCTGAAATGGAAATGATTGAAATGTAAGGTGTGTCGATTTTTTAGTGTCAATTATAATATTTGATTTAAAAAATCGACAACCGAAAAAATAATAATTAATTATAATATAAATGTATTCACTAATTAATTATTATTTTTATGATGAAGATTTAAATATGGCACATGAACAAATCGACTTTTATCGACAGCGAATAAAAACAATTCAAAATAAAAATGGTATGAATCAAAAAGAAAAAGATGAAAAAATAAAAAAAATAGAATTTACAATTAATTGTATTAAATACACATTTTCATTATAATACTAATCTTTTTGACATTACTTTTTTTTAAAAAGTATTAATATTCTAAAAATTGTAATTTATTAAAATTACGACACATTCCAGTTATAGGTTTAAATGTATCAAAATTTTCATAATAATCTTCTAATTCACGCTGGTAATCCCAAGAATATTTATTATCTAAATATTGAATTAAATCTGTTAAATTTACATGTTTAAATTCATTACTAAAATACTTTCCTTTCATAATTAGATTAACAATACTCATAACTTTTATTTTTCTAAATAAAAATAACTCTATATATTTAATTATATCATTTGTATATTTATATGTAGGATTAGCATCTCTTGGTAATATATCTATAAAAATTCGTTTCTCAACACGAATATTCATTAGTTCTGTAATATTATTTTTTTTCATTTCATTAAGATATTCATTTACTTGTTCTAAATTTAAATGGTCTACTAATGTGTCATCATTAATATCAGATATAGTATAGGAATGTACTTGTTTATTAATATAACTATTATTTAATTTTTTTAAATTAAAATAATTATTAATATCCATACATTTCGGTTGTTTTTTTTTAGAGGACATTAAATGTTATTAATACAAAATCAATTTTAAAAAAATTAATTTTATAAACTTTAAATTTATAAACTTTTTTTACAAAATCTTTTTGACAATTTTATTTTCTGTTCAAATAGTATAAAATGGGATTATTAGATATGATAAGCGACTCACTCGATCCAAAATTTCAAGTTACTGAATTGACTAAGCCTACAACAATTGCCCGTAATGTTGCGGGAGATCTTATTAACAGGTTACCTTCAAAATCAAGAGATTATACACAACTTGGTCGAAGTACTATGGGTTTACTTGGTAAATCAACACGAATACCTTCAGTTATTAGAAATATTATCTAAATATAATATAATGACTAAACGCAAAAAAAAAGCTATTAAATTAAACAGAAAAATCGAAAAGCCTCACCCTGAAAAAGATCGACCAAAAGATTTTATAGAAGCTCCAACAAAATTTCAACCTAAATTTACAGGTATTGACATAGGAATAATGAAAAATTTGCCTGTTGGTGCTTATTCAGATGTACCAAAATTAGGTGGAGCATTCAACATGAATAATTTATTTGGATAAAAATTTTAATTTTATTTTTTAAAATTTTACAAAATTGATTTTTGTTAAACATAATTTAATGGCGACTAATTATCGAGTTAAGATTATCACGGATAATAATAAAAATAAAAAGGAGATTATCGTTAATTTCAGTGAAAAAAATGACGCTCAAGAATATATAGAAGAAATCGGCAACCTGTTGTCCGATAGGCAAACACCGTTGAAACGAGGGGATAGCTTACCTGATGATTATGAGTTTTCTGAGCGTCATATTTATAACCTAACAGGGGAAAAAATAATAATTAAATTTGAAAAACTAAAAAATGAATAATTTATTTGGATAATAAATCTATTTCAAGTTGTCTTGAAATTTGAAAAATGTTTTTCATCAATGGATTTACTTTTTTGGCTCTGTCATAAAAATAGTTGTAAATAATATCTTTGGTATAAACAGGTAAGCCTATGCTTTCATTGAGATATGCTATTAAATCTTTGATATTGGTAAATGTTTTTTCGGGTAATTCACTGTTAAATTGTGCCGTGTATTTATACTTTTTCATTTATTAATATATTATAATATTTTTATTATTTTAAATAGTTATAAACTAAATAATTAAAATCAATTTTTTTTTAAATATTTTACTTTTAAAAAAAAATTGATTTGAATTAGAAATCAAATTTTTTTTGGCACACATACCATGTGTCGATTTTTTAGTGTCAATTATAATATTTGAACAAAAAAATCGACAACCCTAAAAATAAATTTTTTTAGTTTTTGTTTTTGACACACAATTTCTGCTTTAAACCCCACTCAAAAATCACATACCACGTTTCAAGCAGTAGGAGTGTGTCAAAAACATTTTCTTTAAGCCTAATTGTTTTTTTTAAAAAATTGATTATATTTTATTTCGTTTTAAACTATTTAAAAAATAAATATATATAGTATAATATAAATGGAAATTAAAAAAAAATTGAAATCGAAAATTGATTTTGATATTAACGAGGTAAAACCACAAAAAAAAATGTTGGAATATGAATATATGAATTATGATGTTATGTATTATCAAAATTACGAGTGGGATAACCTTGAGGGAGTTCAAGACTGGTGTTCACATTTAAGAGAATGTTTCTTTAAACACCCTTGTAAATTAGATGTTGAACAAAGCAAATCTCCGCACGAATTATCCAAGCATCATAAACCTGAAGGTAAAGTAAACGGTCATCGTTATGGTGCTTTTCAAGGTTTAAAATTCAAACGACCTTATACTAACACTTGGAAAACTATGTCAGATCATACAGCATATATAATTTGTTGCGGGGAAAAAAATCAATTGAGTGTGATTGACCTTGATATTAGTAAGCCTTATAAATTTCCTTCAGTTACAACTAGTTGGGAAGAACAGGGAAATGGTCACCCCTTTATTCACTATTTCATCAATGAAAAAAAGGTTGTTGAAAAATGTGAAAATTGGCGTGATACACTTCAAAATATCATAAATTATCTTGGTACATTCACAGTTCAAACCCCATCAGGTGGCTTTCATTTGTATTTTCATAATAAACATTGTGATACCACACCCCATAGTGGGCAAATTTCAAAAATCGATGTTGATTTACAATGTGAAGGGCAAATGATTGTTGGAGCATGTTCAGAAGTTTATGTTCAAAAAGAAGAGGGAAAATTTGATCATCAAAAAATTTATGAATGTATCAAAAATGTAAAACCTGTTGATTTTGAAATTGTTAGAGACCTTTGGGAGTATTTATACTCTTATAAGGGTGATAAAAAACAAAAAGCAGTCAACAAAAAAATGTCTTTAAAACGTATTGAACAACAACGCCCCGTTGATGTAAAGGTTTGGAATTTCAGAGTGACTGATAGTGAACTAAAATATATTGAAGACAGATTACCCGATACTATGTTTGAAAGTTTTGAAAACTATCTCAAAATAACATCATTTTACAAAGCATTTGATCGAAAAAAAGAATGGGACGAAATTTCAAAAAAATATCCCAATTACAATGCTAAAAACAATGAAAATATTTGGCATTCAGCTTGGGGTAATGAACAAGCATATCCAGTAATTGAATGGGTTTTATCCCGTTGTTTAGGTAATTTGACTTGGTTATTACCAAATATCAAATATAAACCAATCAGGGAAAATAAAATCCAACCCGATAAAATGATTAATTCAAATCGAATTAGTCAAGTAATCGACATTGAAGACAATAAAAATTATGTTATTCAATCGCCTATGGCTACTGGAAAATCTTATTTGATTAATGCTCTTCATAATGATGATAAATCAAAAAAAATTATATCAATTGTTTCACGTATTAGTTTGGCAAAAGAACATTTCAGATGTTTTCATAAATATAATGCTGATAAAGAACTTGATGATAATGAATATATCCTTTATTGTCTTGAAAAGGGCAGTTTACAAAATTTTGAAGGAGAAAATATAATTATTTGTATTGATAGTTTAGAACGATTAAGATTTGATGATTATTCCGAATATATTTTGATATTTGATGAATGGAATAGTATTTTCGAATACCTTTGGACATCATCAACATTGAAAAATAAAAGAAGGAAAATCAAAAATATATTAAAACATATGCTAAATGAATGTAAACAATTTATTTGCCTTGATGCTGATATTAGTGATAAATGCTTGGAATATTTGAATGAACCTGATGATCAAAGCCCTCAACAGCCATTCGAATTTATCAAAAATACATTTCTGCCTTTTACAGGTACAGAAGCAGAAGAATTATTTGATTATGAAATTTTGGCAAAAAAATTAGCACATTTGAAAAAATTTATGGTTTGTACGGACAGCAGAACTGAAGCATTGAAATTAAAGAAAAAAATTGAAAAAATATGCGGAATTAGTCGTGATGATATTGTTGTTATCACAAAAGACCATACTTCAGAAGTAGACCTTGATAAATATGAATGTGTTATATTCAGTCCAAAAATTATTTATGGATTAGATAGTCAAATGAAAAGACAAGTATTTACCTTGTTTACAGGAAATACAATCACAGCAAAAGCAATGTGTCAGCAAGTCGCAAGGTGTCGAAATATTGAAAAATTATGGTATTATTTCCCTAATCAAATCAAAGACCTAAAAAATGGCTTTGATTTCAACTGTGAAGAGGAAGTATTACGTCGAATAACTCTGCTTGAACAGTGGAGTACTGAAAAATATGTTCAATATTCAGATTTGATAGAAGAAGCGATTGAAAATGATGATGAGACATTGGGACAAGATTGTTTCACAAATGAATTAGCACAAATGGAAAATAATTATCATTGTAAAAAATTAAAACAAATTATATATGATGAAGATTGTGACAGAGCAAATAAAAAATATCATTTTGTTGACAGCCTCAGACAAAAAGGTTTTAATGTCATTGAAACAACAGGGCTTGTCAAAGCTCGTGATAAAGAAGAGCAAAAAGAACTAAAAGAGCAAGTAAAAGATCAAATCAAAGAGGATTTTATTCAAAATATTGATAATGAAATATATCAACGTACTAATCAAATTTTCAATATGAATAAAGAGCAAATGATTGAACATTCTGAATTGTTCACTGAGCCAAATAAATTTCAAGAGCATATAGCATTTAGTTATCTGTTTTTCGAAAAACAAAAACATTTGAGAAAGAAGTTCAAGGAAGAGTTTCAGAGTGATTATGGTGTAAATGTGGAGCTTGACACGGCATCAAAATGTTTGTTTATTCAGAATTTGATGGATGATGTACAAATTGAGGAAAATTCACTATTTGGTCAGAAAAAATTAAATGAAAAACAAGCAGAAACATATGCGAAACAATATCAAATTTTATTCAATTCAAAACGTAAAATTGATTTTCAAAATTCTTATGATGTTGGTAAAATTTTGAATTGTTGTATTAAAAAAATGTGTGGTAGTAGTCCTTATGATGGCACTGATATAAAATTACCAAAAAATCCACAAACAGGTAAACGACAATCTGTAATGACTTATCATTTAAATGTTGAAAGCAATGATTATAAGTATCATAAAAATGTGTATAATATCAGAGATGAACCAAGAAAAAAACGTAAAGCTTTGAGGGAAGCATTACAAAACGAATGTTTGATTGATGACCCCCTTGACTAAACCAAAGGTATGCTTCGCTAAGGGGTGTCGATTTTGTTAATCAAATATTATAATTGACACTAAAAAATCGACAACCTACCAAATATATCCTTCATCACTCTCCTCATCAGATCCGCTATCATGTAAAATTACATCTTCAATATCACTTAAATTATATGTTATATATTGTAAATGACTTTTCAACATATAATATTTTTCTGAATATCTTTTTTTTTCTTCGTAATGAAATTTTGCTATACGTTCCAATATATTTATGAGAGATTTATAATAAATAACTGAATTCTTTAAATGTTGATTTATTTTTTTTGATGATTTATACAGACTATCTAAAGGGTTTACTCCGTTATGTTCCTGTAAATTTGGAACTATTACATCTAAACAATCTAAAGTGTCGGTCAATGTGGGCATATATTTTTTACTTCGACTTTTATTTTTAAGTTTTTTCCATTGTTGAGAAAAATCTAAAGATGACAGAATGTGTCGATTTTTTGGGATTCTATTTCGTTATTTGGCTATAAAATCGACAGATTTATGACAGTTTCTGTCATAAAACTAAACTTTTTTATGGTGTGTCGATTTTATTTTCTAGTTTGGTTTTAGCAGTGTTTAGGTGTGTCGATTTTATTTTTTTTGTTTTTCAAGTTTGATGATTTTTTTTACCAAAATAAAAAACAAGTCGATTTTGGAATTTTTATTTCGCATATTACAAAATAATATCGCTATGGGCATAAAATTATTTAAAAAAAAAATATATATTATACTATATTATAGGTTATGGAATGTCATAATAATGATTTTGTTGAATTGATGAATTTTTTAGATACGGAAAAAATCAATTTTAAACAAGAAAGTAATTATCTGAAAATTTGTGAAATTTTAAATAAAATCTATAAAAGTCATGTTTCAGGATCATCAAATGAAATATCGGCTTTATATGAAAAAGAAAAAGAGAATAATATATTTTTAAGAGCTTCACGTAAAAACCTAATGAAAGATAATCAAAAACAATACGTAGAGCTAGTGAAATATAGAGATTTATATAATAAATTAGTTTTTAAACAAAAAAGTTCAAAATAAAATATATATATTATAATAATAATGTCTAATCGTTCATTAAATGGTTTTACTTCAAATTTGAGAAGTTTAAATGGACTCGAAGGAGTAGCAATTGAGACAATACTAGGAGGCGATGGTATTTCGATAACGGATAATAGTAAGGCGAAAAAAACGATAAATGTCGATATAAGCAAACAAGATGCTACGACGGTCGTAGCCGACGATGATCTATTTTTATTAGAAACGTCTTCAGGTACTATAAAGAAAATCACTGGATTAAACCTCAAAGATGCTTCCGATGGGTTTTTCTTTAAAAACAATAATGACATTTTTGCCGATGTAGCCACTGATAATTTGGTTTTGGGTTCTATTAGTACAAGTGTAAATTCAGGTGGAAATAAATTACATGTAGTTGGAACAGCATTTTTTTCAGGTGCTATAACAAATGATGCTTTATCTACTTTTAACGCTTCATTAGCAGTAAAAAATACAAGTAATCCAACTGAATCAGGTTTCATTCAATTTTTTGATGAAGATAACACCCACTCAATAAAATTATTCGCAGGAGGAACAACTCAAAGTGTAACTGTTGATCGAATTCAATTTTTACCTGACGCAACAGGTACAGTCGCATTGCTTGAGAGTTTATCCGCTTCTGCTCCGATCGTGTACAATAATTCAACTGGAGCATTTACTTTTGATAATACTTCTACTGGATTTATTACTCTTTCAAGTTTATCTGCTTCATCTCCGCTCTCGTATAACAATAGTTCAGGAGTATTCAGTACCACATTTACAGCATCATCAACAGATACTTTAACAAATAAAACTTTTGATAGTGAGGTAGTACCTTTTAATAAAGGGTTAAGCACAAAATTCGATTCAAACACAACTACAAGTGGGTTTGTAAGATTTTTTGAAAAAACAGGATCGGGTAGTAATTTTGCGGATTTACATTTACAAGACCACAGAGTAATTGACCCAACTGGAACAGGGTCAGGAAATATTAACGTATTTTTGCCAACAACTGTGAATGATACTATTTTAGTTGGCAGAGATACAGCTGATACTTTAACTAACAAAACAATAACCTCATTTACAGGTAATAGTTCAGCAACTATCACAACACCAAGTACAACTACTATTTTAGTTGGGAGAGATACAACTGATACATTAACTAATAAAACAATAGCTAGTTTTGAAGGGAATAGCGGAGCAACTATAACAACTCCAAGTACAACTGGAACTATTGTAGTTGAAGAAACTGCTATATGGAAAACACAAGGAACAAATA